ACTGAACAAAAACTATGACTACTCTAGTTGCTAACGTACCACCTGTAAAAGTGTGGGTCAGAAAAGAATATTTGTATGACCTCCAAAAAGGACATGGAGAATATACGCCTGGTTATTGGGTGACATGCAAATCTCTTACTGGAAGGGCTTTGTATTTTGAAACGTACCTGACTGAGTACGGCGCTTTATACGACAAACTGCCTATCAGTGCCTTTTTATCGTGGGACTCTGACCATCCAAATGAACCCGTTCCGCCCACACCTGATTTGGAACTAACCGATCTCCAGTTTTGGAACGGCTTTGATCATGGTCTTACGGTGGTAGAAAAGAATCTTATTTTTAATATGCGTTTTGAGGTCCTGACAAGATCTCAAGGTGTAATGCAGGGCACATACTTATTCACAGTTGACAATTACCATCCTCATCGTAACGAGCCTGACTTTTATTTCTCGGAGTTTCCAGATGAGCACAAATCGCACAACATTGTGGCTTTGGACAATGGCCAAATTGGGGCTTATCCTAACAATCGTTGCCGAATGATCGACCCATCATTGACAAACAATGATCTAAAGACGCCTGACTTTAAGGTTTCAACTAGATACTTCGATGTCGAAAGTGCACCTAAATGGGGACGCCTAGGCGAGTGTGACGATTATTTTTGGAAAACACCTAATGAAAAAGAAGTAGAAACAGAAGAAATTACCTGTCGCTCCCAGGGGGACGAATCAGTGTTTGGTGCGCCGGAGCGTGGGAAACTTCCCTGCTCATCACGAATTTGATTTCCCGCATTGAAGAGCTGGAGCGGCGTTTAGATAAACAAGAGGAGTACGCTCAAGAACAAAATGAAACCTCGTAGTCGCTTCCAATAGTGTTTTAGTTACTTCATAAAGCTAAAATGAACTAAAAGCAGCTTCACCCGTGGACCCAGGCCCATTTTTAGATCAGTTTATTGCCTATCAACTTTTAGCTGGATCTCCAAGTTTTGAAGTTGAAGGTCAAGCAGGCGATGCTCGTCGGTCGCGGAAAGGATTAAGTCCTGCCGATGTTCGACGTCTTATAGAAGCAAATCCTGCTTTTGCCGATCAAATTCGCGAAATGTACCTACCCGGCGCTTCGTTACCCCCAATCCGTGGCGTTTAAGTTAACTACTTATGTTTATGAAAACACCTGAAGAGTACATAAGTGACTCCAGCGAAAGCATTTCTGAAGAGTTGGAGTCTTTAATAAGTGACGACAATATCGGTGTCGATGGGGCGCTTAAAGCCCTTGCGTCCGGCATTGATTCGTGGATTACTTCCTACGAACAACAAGCCAATAAGTGGCGGGAGTTAAAACAAAAACTTAAAGATCTGTGATTATGGACTGGGAATTTTTTGTTTTACTTTGTATTGTTTATTGGTTAGTTTGCGCATTAGTAATCTGTTTTTTTAAATTAATTTTGCCATAGTTACGACTGTCAACGGTCGCAAGATCAACTCCGAGTTTTAAAAGTAGTAGTTCAACGCACTATGGCGCTCGCGTATCATAAAAACAGTAAAATGCCTGGACAGGAAGATTTAGACCCCAGTACAGGTTGTTGCTGGTGGTTTAGCCGCATGAACTACGCGTGGGAACTACGCAATTTAAGCTCGGTAGAAGATTTTGATTGGTGGATTCCTTACCAAGACATAACGGACCCATATTCTTGATTTTAAGTTAAGACAGGCATATCATAATCCTGCGTTACATTTACATAATGCTTCCAGATAACTTCTGAGCTGTTGCCAGCCCACTTAGCTGCTTGCGCCACGGGTATTTTTGCTTCAATCCAACGACTAATAGCGGTGTGCCTTAAGTCGTACGGTCTGTATCTGTGCTCGATTAAATCTTGTGCGTGCAGTTCTTTCATTCGGTCGTAAAAATAGCTTTGAAAAGCGTATCGGTTATAGGGAAATATAAAATCCTCTGTTTTATCTTGCTTGTTTAAGATTTCTTGGCATCTTTCATTTAAAGGCACCCACCGTTTTTTATTTGTCTTCGTAGACATTTTTAAACCGTGCGTGAGCGTGTAGTTCGTGTGAACCAAAATTTTATCTTCTTTAATATCTTCCCACTTAAGTGCTCTTACCTCTCCCGTCCGCATTGCGGTTTGCAGCATGAAGTCGGCGTAAGCGTACCAGTCGTATTTTGTTCTTCTGCTACCTAAAGCTTGTAATACGATCTGCGTTTCCCTTTTAGGGATCACAATAATTTCTTCATCCTCTTGAGGAGGCTTTGGTAATTTAAAACTCTGAACAGGATTTTTTGAAAGTAATCCTACGTCTTCGCTAGACGCCCATCTATATAGACTTTTTACGTACATTGTGACTCGCCTACTCGCCTTAATTGGTCGCTGATTTAAAACCCAGGTGATGACTTGCCGTCCTTCGGCCAAATCCGTTATCGGGCAACGATTTAACCATTTAGTTGCCTGAACATAGTCTGCCGCGAAGCTCGTGGGGTAGATTGCAACTTTTTTCTCATTCATAAACTGTGTCCACGCTTCTTGAAGTGTTGTCACTTTGCTTGTACGAGTAGATGTAGCTTACAGTACACAGAAGCGTCCTCGTATTAATCTTTGTTACAGTTTTATACGTTCTTAATTTTTCTCATTTTTTTAAATTTTGCGGTTTTTAGATGACCTATGGTTTTGCATTTCGAAAGCTCTAAACTTTAATAAGCTGTGAGAGCCTTTGTTGTCGGGAAAGCACTGCGTTCAGGAGCTTTATAACGCAAATCCTGAAAAACTTAACGATGCAGATTTTGTTAAACAGGCTCTTACGCAAGCTTCGCTCGTTGCATCCGCAACTCTGTTAGACGTAACTGTGCACTCGTTTCCTGTTCAAGGTGTTACAGGATTTGCATTATTAGCCGAAAGTCATATCAGTATTCATTCCTGGCCTGAATCCGGTTACGCCGCTGTGGATGTGTTTACGTGCGGGGAAACCACAGATCCGGAACAAGCCTGTGCTTTTTTAGCTGAAGCCTTCGAAGCTCGCAGCCAGCACATCATTACGCTGGATCGTTACATTCCAGATTTTATTAAACCTGTTGCTACAACTTGTTTAGATAGAATGGATACAAAGCCGCACACAATTTGTGAGCGACGAACAGCAATTACTGTTTGAACTTAACTGTTTACAGAGAAGTTCAGCCAGAAAAAGATTTAGAAAAGATATTTTTGAAGCTTGGGAACATCGTTGTGCGTACTGTGATCGGAAAGATCCCTCTACGTTAGATCATGTGATACCGAGGGCTAAGGGAGGACCAACCACTAGAAATAACTTGGTAGCAGCCTGTGCTGACTGCAATCTACAAAAGTCAGATAGCGATTATTTTACTTGGTGGAGATCGCAAGAATTCTGGTGCGAAGAAAGAGAGTTAAGAGTTTTACAATGGATTTACGAAGACCCTATAAAAACAGAAGCGGCGAAAGCCTATGAAGACCTCCGCCGCTTAAATATTTTGAAACCAGCAGATTAACTACTGCTTGGCAAAGCGAGTAACAATACCAGCGAGAATTTCGACAACGCGGTAATACTTTGCAACCGCATTGTTATCTTTTTGAGTCGGGGTGAGGTTGACAATCAGCAGCGCCACCGCGTGGATAGCGAGAAGAATCTCAACAAGACTCTTTGCGTGTTGAATAATGTTGTCCATGACGGGTATATGCCGTTTCTTTAATTCTACTAGCTTCGTTTAAACGTGCTTCGTATCTCGATAGCTCCTCCTAAAATCTCTTGTGCTTCCGATCCGTCTGGTTTGTGCTCTATAAACTTAAATTTAGACTCCTCTTCTTTTTCCCACATTGTTTTTATTTTATCTATTTCAACATCAATTTCTTTTAGAGTTTTATGAACCTTCCACAATACCCAATCTGGCTTACAGTAATTTAAAATTATGGATACTGTTTTATTATTTTTAAATAAGTTGTATTCGTCTCTTAATACCAAAAGTATTTCGTAAATATATGCGTTCCAAATATTGAATTTAGTGTCATTCATGGGTTTTAGACAAAATAAGTTGATCGAGTTTGTTGTTGATGTTTTTTAGCCATCCGCGAATATCGTCTAACTGACTATCCAAGTCGGCCTTCAGAACGTATTTTAAGGGCATATCGGCCAGAGTTTTTTCTGTAGCTTCTATTTTTCGCTTTACGGATTCAAAGCGGACGTCAATGGTTTTTTGTTTTCTCTCGTGGCTCCAAGTTAAGAACCCAACCAAACCCATCGCTAACGCGACAATGGTCTCGCTTCCCATTGCTTAAATTTACTCTATAAGAATTTTAATTCATTGTCGCCTTTGAATTCGTTATGGCTTGGTTTAGAATTTTTATATCGAGTGAGCTTAAACTGTGTCGCAATTCACGAAAAACAAGGAATTAGACAACGTGTTGTCCAGTGGAGTTTCGACGACCGAGTATCGCGCCTACTCCACCGCCTTTGATCAACGTCGCTCATTGAACGCCAGCGGCGTCGTGGTCGTTGACTCCACCGCTCGCACCTACGCTGCTGACGGCGCATACGGAATTTCCGATTACTACCCCTTAACGATTAACGCTACGGGTCTCCTGCAAGTCAATATCCGCGATCAGAACAGTTGCGGCGACGTCATCATCCTTGATTCCAGCGGAAATGAAGTGATGACCGCTTCTCCTTCCAAGTTAAGTAGCCGCGCTAATTCCACCACCACGCAGCGAATCGGTTCTTCTGGCACTTACTACACCTACATTCAGCTGAGGGGTCGCAGCGGCGCTGAGTATCGCATCGGTATCGACGTCATCGAAGCCTGAAATGTATCTGTCTGAAGAGGGTTTGAAGCTTTTAAAGAGCTTCGAAGGATGTCGTTTGACTTCGTACCGAGACGCCGTGGGCGTTTTGACGATAGGTTACGGCAGCACAGGCCCTCATGTAACCGAGGGTCTAAAGATAACCCAAACCGAAGCTGAGAAGCTCTTACGCAGTGATGTTTCGCACTTTGAAAAAGGTGTTAGGGAGGCTGTAAAAGTATCAATTAATCAGAATGAATTTGATGCTCTTGTTTGTTTTTCTTTTAACATCGGCCTAAACGCTTTTCGTAACTCAACTTTATTAAACGTTCTTAATAAAAACGCCGATCGCACTGTTGTCGCATCTGAGTTTAGTCGTTGGACTAAGGCTGATGGAAAAGTGTTGGAAGGCTTAATTAAACGGCGTGAAGCGGAAAAGCAGCTATTTTTACGGAAAATCTTGAACCCCGTGCTTTCCGCATCAATCGTTGCTCAGCAAGATACTTGGTTAAAACGTGAACCTTTAGAATCTTCTGAGCTTCAACCGGAGCAAAAAGTATTTGTCCCTAAGGGTAGTGCCCACCTGTGGGACAAAGTGGAGCTTGTTCCCGGTGAGACGCATTATAAGATTTACCTACAAGCGGACACCGAAAAACCCTGGTGGTTCTTCCCTAGACATTTCAAGATTATTAATGACCCTAAACCTAGAGAACCTGCTCCTGTCAAATTAAACAAGATACATCTTCCCGTTATTTATTACTCCCAACGGGATAATCAAAAAGATCCTATGCGCACTTGTTTTTCAAGTTCGTGCGCGATGCTGCTGAAGTATCTAAAACCCAATTCGATCTCTTCTGATGATGATTATATAAAGACAGTATTTTCGTTCGGTGATACCGTCGATCCCGCTGTTCAGATCAAAGCCTTGCGTCATTACGGCGTGGAAGCTCAGTTCCGTCAGGATGGTATTTGGAACGACATTGACAGCCTGCTAGTTAAACAGATCCCTGTCCCAATCGGATTCTTACACAAAGGAACTGCAGCTAAGCCCACAGGGACTGGTCACTGGTTAACCGTCATTGGACGTACTGCAGATCTCACTAAATACATTGTTAATGACCCCTTTGGGGAATTGGATTTAGTTGGAGGCTCTTATATAAGTACAAAGGGAGCGAACCTGGCTTACAGTAAAAAAAATCTTGGCCCTCGGTGGATGGTCGACGGCCCACAGGATGGGTGGTACATTAAAACGCTTTCCTTTTGAGTCATGACTTCTAGGGATTCTATCGACAACGTTCTTATTAGTTGGGAACTGGCGGAGCAAGAAGCTCGCACTAAATTTTTGGATTACTTATACGATTTTTTTGGTTGTACAGATGGTCTGTACACCGGTTTGTGGACTCTATATAAAGAAAGTTTAGCTTTATCTTTTAGGGATCAAATTTTGGAGCAAAATATCGAGTTGAAGGAGTATAAATAATGAGCGATAGAAACTACAAAGAAGAATACGAGTCCTACCACGGTACAGACGAACAGAAAAAGCGTCGTGCTGCTAGGAACAAAGCTCGTAGGCGTTTAGAAGCCGAAGGTCGTGCGCAGAAACACGACGGGAAAGATGTTGATCATAAAAATGGAAATCCGCTAGATAACAGCTCAGATAATCTTAGAATTAGATCTAGAAGTGCCAACAGAGGCGACAAGTAGTGGCTATCGTTCCCCGTTCAGACATCACCGGAAAAGCCCCTGAAGCGCGGGCGGGACTGTCGCTGCCCCCTGGTCTGATCGGGTACAACGTCGAGCCCCAGCTCGGTCTCCGCCGCGTTACTCAGCTCGATAACACGAATCGCGTGGCGACTCAGATTGCCGTTGATCGCGGAACTTATAGTCGCCCCCCGATCCCGCCAGTCGAGTACGGCGAGGGGAACATCAAAAAATCCACTCAGTTAACTGGTGCTCCCGGTTACAACCAGCGGAACATTCCCCTTCCTGAGAGCCCTGACGATATGTCTCAGGCTCAGTACATGGCGTCTCTTATCGAAGCGAATCCCGCAAACAGGATGAATCTTCGTCAGCAAACCGGTCCGGCTCAGCAGAACTTTGTAAAGACTCCGCTTGCTACGTCTGATTATCCTCTGCTGACTCATAACATGATGAATAACTTGTTAGCTTTATCCAAACAAAAAATGGGTAAAATTAAATGAGGGACACAGATTTTCCTATTCGGTTAGCTGGTCAGCGGTTAGGTCTAGAAGCCGTCCGTTTGCCTGGTTTAACTCCGTCTGAAGTCACAGCTAGACTTCGGTATCAGCAAACCTTCCCTCGTACCTAATCATGCGATTCGCAGGCCCACAGATCTACATGGATCCGTCTCAGATGAAGCCGACCTCCGGCAGGTTTGCAGGCGCTGTGGCGAAGCAGAATCCCGGCCTTGTCGAGCGGATCACTGATGCTATCGTTCCGGGTAAGAAAGCCCAGAACACCAGTGCCGCTTCTTAAGGAACTTCACAAAGTCAAGCTCGATTGGATTACGGACAATCCGGAGCGTGTTCTGGCTAAGCACGCCCGTGTGTCGACGAAGAATCCTGACCGAGAAGAGTATATAAAACTTTTAACACACTGCATTCGCGAGGGGCACGTTAGTGTCTTCGAGCAAGTGTGCGCTTCATTTGAAATTTATACCTCGCGGAGTATCTCCCCGCAGATTCTTCGTCACCGTTCTTTCTCGTTTCAAGAAGCTAGCCAGCGATACTGCAATCCTTTAGATGTTTTAGCTGAGCTTTCCAATATGGCTCCGGAGTTTGAACTCCGAGCTCAGGATTCTAAAAATCGGCAGAACAGTATCGAGTATGAAAACGAGCTGATCGAAGAAGAGTTCCGCGACCGTATCCGCCACGCGTATGCTCTGTGCTCCGAGCTCTACACCGACATGGTTGAGTCCGGCGTGGCTAGGGAGTGCGCTCGAAATATTCTTCCGCTGTGCGTGCCTACGCGTCTTCATATGCAAGGCACATTGCGGAACTGGTTGTTCTTCGTTGGTGTCCGTTCAGCACCGGGAACACAGAAGGAACACAAACACATTTCGAATCAGATTGGGCAGCGTCTGCAAGCCCTGCTTCCTTCTGTGATCGAAGCGGTAATTGAGGCATCAAAAAATGATGCCAGCCTCGGGTTAAGAGGCTGGCAATTCATCGACTCGATGTGACACCTGTACGATCCCCTTCATGGGGGGATCTTTCCTGGCGCATTCCTAACTATAGCAGATTTTTCCAGGGGTCAACATCTGTTGAAGTTGTTTGTTGAACAACCTGGGGCTCTGGTGTGTATGCAGGCATTTGCTGCTTAGCCATAGCCTGGGCCTGCATTTGTGCTTGGATCATCATCATCTGCTGTTTCAGGGCTTGATTCTCAGCCAAAACAGGTTGGGTTCTAGATTCAACCCACGCTTGTGAATTTTTCGTAAGTGTATCCAACACGTTTTCTGTATGCGGGAAGGCATACGCAACGGTGTTGTTTACGCTTAACTTCTGTCCGTTTTGCGATTCTGCAAGCGCATCGAGGAACACAGTCGCCGTGGGCAGATCGATGTCAGCAAAGAAACTGATTTCTTCGGGAACGATCACCCCTTTGTTGCGCTCGTAAAAACTTTTAAAAGCTGTAGCTACACGAATAGCTTCCTCGCGTTTACGAGCTTTTTTATTTTCTTCGGAACGGATGCACAGTGTTCCGAACGTAGCGCCACCGATTGCTGCTACAGCACTTGAAATTGAATTGGTTGCAATCGCAGCGGTGCTGACCACTGCGACTCCCGCCGCAGCTACCAGCGAGTTTTTTAGAAGGTCATTCATCTGATTGTGGTTTTTGTGGGTCGTGTTCCGCGAAGGCGGATTGCCAGATGTCTGGGTTTGCAGCCCAGTCTATTGGAGAGGGTAGCCTATTTTTTCCTATCGAAGCTCGATCCGTCGTGGGATCGAAAGGTTTGAGTCGAAGTCCCGTGACGATTGCTTTTCCGTTGATGTACTTCGGTGTGATGCCGGGGATCTTTACAACGTTGGTTACGGTTTCTTTAAGACGGTCAACGAAACGAGGTTTCGCGCTGTGCTTGTATCCGTTTGATTTGCAGTAGTTAACGTACGATGCGTACAGTTCTGAGTACGCATTCTTGACGTAGAAGCCTTTTTCAGATTCATCGACCGTTGGTCGGAATGCACCACCCCCAAGAACTGCGTAGCTGTTCGGAGCGTACAGTGTGCAGTCAGCCAACCAAGCGCAGATCGGGTTGTTGAACACCAGCGCATCAAGGTTGGACTCGTTTAGATCACTGCAATACTTGACCGGGTTGGCCAACACATCCCGCATTTCTGCGAAATCCATCTGCAGGAGCCACGTGGCAATACCCGACAACTCCTCCGCAAACTCGCCTTCGATGTGATCGTTAAACACGCTGATCAGGTTGCGCCTGTTTGAAGGGTTAACAACCTTATCCATAACTATCGTTAGCCTTCGGCGCTCCAGACCGCTACTGATGTCGCTGGAGCTAATGTGCTCGTTACTCGCGATCGACACCAGAAGTTCTGGTTTGAAATTTATAACTTGCGTACCGTACTTACGCTCAGCACGGAGGGTGTCGCTGGAGGATGTAAGTTTTTTAAGGGTATCCAGTCGCTTACTGAACGACGCTTCGTCAGTCAGCAGCAGGAGTCGTTTGCCGATCAAACTATGGCACTCAAATCGGTTGGTTTCAATTGTTTCAAGATCGCTTGTATGCGTGCCTGTGTATCCGGCGAGCGCAATCAAGATCTGCTGCAGCGTCGACTTACCCGATCCGCCCGGACCGATGAGGTGCAAAAAGCGTTCGCCCGTTGTGTATCCAGTAAGAACAGCACGGCAGAAAGCCCGAATAAGTATGACTTTATCTTTGCCAACTGCCCATTCGAGCCAAGTCAGAAACTTAGGGCACTTGCTTGAGAGGTCGTAATCGAACTGAAGTTTGGTCTGGAAATACAGCTCGCGCTTGTTGCCTGGGTCAAACTGCAGCGTCTTTGCGTCCAGGACACCATTTTTAAACGGGATGAGACCACGGGAGGCTTGCCAGATCGATGCCCTTCCTCCACGTGCTGACCGCAGCAGCTTCGCTTTCAGGATCTGGAAGACCGAGTTGACCGTGGCCGAGCTGTACTTAGGAAGAACTCCAGCCTTTACGAATGTATCAAGGGTTTTTACAACGCGTCTTTTAATGTGATGTTCGTCGTTTATAAACCACACTCCTTCGTCTTCATCGTATGTGAAGAACTCGTCCAGACTAGAATCGAATAAAAAATCGTCTCCATAGTTGTTTACAATAATATCTGCAATATCGTTTTCACTAAACTGCTTGTTATTAGTCTGCAGCTGTATAAGCTGGCTCGGTGTGTTTGGGGTTTGATTTGACATTTGATTTGGTGTCGACGGGGTATCTAACTCAAACGACGAATCGTCAAAAGTTAAGATTGAATTTTTTGGTTTTGGTTTGTTGTTTTTAAGTTGTTGCCTGACGTTTTCTGGGCAGACGCTTTCAAAAACTTGTCGGTTGTTTGCTTTGACTTTCTTCCAAGCTGCTAATTCTTTTTCGTCTGAACTCAAGACAATTGCAGGTTCAAGCGTATCAGCAGATGTAATACTATTTAAAATTCTAGAAAACTTGCCATCCAGTTCGGAGCTGTACTCGTAAATAGCATAGAACACTCGGTTCGCTACGTCAAGGGGTGCCGTGCTTACGGGCACGTTGTTTTGCCGGACCCAGTTCGCCCACCCGATGATCTCTTTGAAGGCCATAGCCATCGTCGAGGATCTATCATCAACCGCTTCCCCGTCGAGGATGCCTTGAACAGATCGACTCAAAAGCTTTGTTAGCGGGATGCCCTCGGGATCAACGTCGAGTTCCAGCGCTTTCTGCGGATCGCTCAGTGACTCTTCTGATTTTGGGATCGTTACAAACGCCCGAAAACCTTCATCGATTTTATTTGAGGGTATGAATTTATTTGTTACGCATATGATGTCGCCCTTGTTTTTACACCCGTAAAACAAGTTTGGGACCTGCGTGGCCCTGACGTCAGCTCCAGGTATTTGCTGCGCAATCTGCCTTGTAAACCATTGGTAGAACTGCGTATCAATGATCGGTTTTTCTAAACCAAATACCAACCTGAATCGAGGCCACTCCTCTGTGTGACTCGGCGAATAATAAGCGAGACTTAAATATTTTTTACATATCTCTAGGTTGTTTATACCCGCTACATCTAATTCCTGCTTTTGTATTTTATTACCGTTAGCATCTTTGCCATCTGCTTGATTATCTACATCGATGATAATTAAGCCAGCTTGTATACACCCCGTTTCATTTTTTGTTCGTTTACCATTTACTAAATGCCACGCACATAAACCTTCTCCAAGAGACACAAAGTCTTCGACATCGTAAATAGTACCTTCCCAAGCTTCCCAGTTATCATTAAACGCCGCGTAATTACCACCGGTTTTTAATTTACCTACACGAGGATCAATATATTTTTTTACCTCTGCGTTGTGACTAAAGAAATAGTTCATGGCTCACTGTCGTCTGGCCATTCTGGCACGGGCGGAACCCAGGCGCAGCCTAGGAAAAACTTAAATTCTGGCTTGCTTTTTGTAAGTTCTTCAGGCGTTTTCGTAAAATTGTCGGAGAACTTGCAACCACATTTCCATGTGTTTTTCGAGCTCTTTTCGGCTGAAAGAAAACACCTGTACGCTGTAATCAGGCAGCGGTGTGGACACAATAATTCTCGTTTTGTCCACATGAACGCCAAGACATTTCTCTGCTGCTAAGGAGTATGCCGCCATCTGCAGCATTGTTTTCTTGGCCTTAAATACACCAGAGATCAGAGCTTTTCGTACGTTGTCTGGGATTCCCGAATTAGCTTTGGGAAACTTTAAAGAATAAGGTGATGTGCTTGTTTTAAAGTCTGCTAAAACTACTTCGTTGTTTTCGTCTTTATAAATTAAGTCTGGACACCCTGCGTAACCTTGTTCTGTTTTATCGTCGTAGTAGTGCAGGCGACCCACACCATCGTCACCTACATACTTGTGCCACTGCGGTTGGTTGAACGGCGACTCGCTCCACAGAACCTTACCGTTCTTAAGGAGGTCATCGAGAGCTTCAGGTACGTCTTTCCAATACGGTAAATATTCTGAAGGTGGTTCGACGCGCAAACCACGAATGTAATTCTCTGTCGCCGAGTGGATCCATGTTCCCCTGCTTGCTGCTTTTTCTAACGCACCAGGGTTCGAGAGATTCCAGGCAGCAAGTTTTTTACGCGTTTCTTCAGTCTGTGTGGACGACAGAATAGTAGTCACAGAAGGCAACGGTTTAGGAACACCGTTGCAGTTGTAATAACGTTTGCCGTCAATACTTAAGCGGGTTTGGGACACTGGAGTTGTGTCATTTACCCGCATATTACATTACTTTTTTAAGAATAACTTAAAAAGACATCGAGTAATTTACTGTACCGCCGTCATCATCGTCATCATCTTCTTCGTCCTCATACTCATCTTCGTCGTCTTCATCTTCTTCGTCTTCATCGGAGTCCAGGTAGAACTCGGAAACTTGGTATTGAAAGTCTTTTTGATTGCTGTTCAATTCTTGGGAGAGGCAAAGGCTTGCGCAAAAACTCTCCCTAACAATGTCTGCGCATTCCTCCGCAGTTCTGATTTCTCCGTCTGGACTGATGCACTCTTCAAGGAGCTGGTTAGAAAGGAGTAAGGCAGCGATTTTATCAAGCTTGGCATTGGTGGCTGCCAGCTGGTCCACGATCTGCTTTTGGAACTCTTCGAGTCGTCGGACATTGGGTGAAGTCATAAATCTTGGAGGGAGGGAAGAGGATCGACTTGATCCCAATTGATTCCGTATGTTATTTGGGTTCCATCATGCCATCGTTCTGGCTTCTGGAACACAAACCAACAAGCAGTTACGGAATCTCGGCTGGAGCCGATGGCTCTAAATTTAGGCCGTGGGGACAAAACGATCATATTTGAAAGCTTATTTTTTAGTAAGAAGTCTCTCCGCTTAGCTACAGGTTCGATGAAGGACAGCCGATCCAACACGGCAATCCCACATTTAGCTATCTCTAATCCGTACTCAAGGATGTAGTCATTCTCCGGTTCTGAACCTAAAGTAGACGCCACTACCCAGTCGTGACCTTTGTCTCGCTCACCAACCCACCAAATAGGGTTGGTTAAATTTTCTTTATCTGTGTTTGTCGTTACCTGATAATTGTGTCCCTTTAGTTGATCTGAGAGTACATTTAATGGGTCGTATGGGACAAATATTTTTCCCTGCAGATACGAATGTTTTATTAAGGTGTGGGTTACACCCTTTGGAATGCTGTAAAACATAGACATCTGCAGTGATATTAAAACCAGTCCAGCTTAGCCGCTTTCGGCTCGTTTAGTTCACGGTCTTAACACCAGTCACACAAAGGACTTAGATTATGCTGAACCTCCAATGGCAGACACAAGAACAAGAATTTTTACATCAGAGAGTAATGATGGATGCAAAAAAACTGAGCAAAGAAGAACTTTTACAAATTTTTGAAGGTGTTCATAAACAATATCTTTTGCGTAGTCATTTGTTTGCTCGGTTAGCCGCGTGGTGCGCAAGTAACAAGATTATTCTTCCGAGCTTTGAGGAGTTATTAGCACCCAAAGAGGTACACCATCCTGAAGAAAATAACTGAAACCTAAACGTTCTATATATTTGGAAATTGCTTCCCGTTTTTTAGACGTCGGTATAGATACAAACGCTGAACCCGTTGGAAACTTGGTATGCGTAGCTTTAAACATCCGATAGAGGGCAGCTAGACCACGCTGGCTTCGCCCCGTGGGTATCTGATTTGCTCTTCGGGCACGCTTATTTTTTCTTTTTTTGTACCAATCGGACTGTGCTCGGCGGGATTTGTTGATATTTATTCCCACGTGCCAAAGATCTTCACCGATCCGTTCATAAAACAAAGCAACCCACAGATTTCCAACACGTTGCCTGAGTGTAATGATTTTTTTGTGCATAAAAAAGCGGGGTTTGCACCCCGCAGTTTAATGCTCTCTTACTGAGTTAGAAATCGATTCCCAAAGCTTTTGCTTGTTCCTCGGTAAGCTCAACAGCTTTCTTGGAAGCTGCTGGTTCCTGTTTGGGAGCGGCAGCCGGAGGCAGAGCTTTTTCTTCGTTGGCTGAGGCAAGTTGCCTTTCACCACTAGAAGGATGGGACTCTGCAAACGCCGCTTTGATCGCGGTGTGGTCTGCACCTAGCGGTAGTTCCACCAAGGTGGCCCCAGGGATGTGGGACTTAAGAGCAGCAGCGATCATGTTTCCGCCATCTGCGTTAAGCCACGTGTTTACATCTTCGATCAAAGCCTTCTCTTTATCGTCAGCAGGTGGACGATCAGAGAATTCAAGAGCATTGAAATTAATTTTGGCTCCATCAGCTCCGGTCATTGGGTCCTTCTCGTTAAACGAGCGAGTCACAAACTTCGAAGACGTAACAACAGACGCGCAGTTAATGCGGTTGTTATAAAGGGTTTGGAAATAGGAGATGAAGTTCTTCTGACTCGATTTGCCGGAGATCATCGAGGTTGTTACACACCGAGGCGGAAGCAACCTGTGGTTAGGAGATACGCCGATGTATGCGATACGGATGAACTCCTCTTGATTCCTCATTCCGAGGTTACCGAAATAAGGAGTAAAACCAATCAGGATAAATTCAATCGGAATACCGTTGTCGTTTTTATCTACGATTGCTGAGTCTGGATCAACATCGGATTTCCAACGACGAGCTTGGAGATCAATACGGAGAGTGTGCGGAGGAAGATTGCAAAGAATTTCGTCTTCCGAAAAATTGCCAGCGATAAATACCATGGTTAGTTAGTCCGAATCAAAGGGAGAAATCAATAGAACCGAGAGCAGCAGCAGCCACTGTTCCTTTTTCTGGATCAGCAGCTTTTTTAGGAGTTGTTTTAGAGGACTTAGGAAGGTACATAATTTTATCAACGTTATAGTTCAAATACAGCTTCTCGTCTTTCTCGCTTGTTGAAACTTTACCAACGGCAATTGTTGGCGTTCCAGGAGCAAGTTCGGAGAGTTGTTTTGAAAGCTCAGCCCATGCGGTAACTTTTGCCCACGAGGTTTCGCCGTTTTCGTTTGGCCAAGCCAACGAACGGTTTGTCACCGTGGTGTCGTTAAGCTCCACTTCATCGGCTTTAGGTCCGAGTCCCCCGGTGATCATAAAAAGATTGACGGCCAGAAGATCGTCAAAGTTTTCGTTTGTCACAACCAGGATCGGTTGCATTTGAAGAACACCATCGATGGTTGGCCGCGTGGGACCAATGGCTAATACTGTTTGGTTTTCTTTAAGCTCCTTAAGAAGTTTGCCTACATAATGATTTTTTTGTTGAAGCAGTTGGACTTTTGTAGGAACTCTTTTGTCGCTTGCTGGTAGTGATTCAGCAAGGACGTTTAAAACTCCTTCATTCTCATCAGCTTCTGCTGTGATTCGCAGACCCAGAAGAAAGACGTTCATTTTTTAGTTTTCTGTAAATTGTTGAACGATGGACGTTTAGGGCCTCGGCGATCTGGTTTACCCCAGTTCCTTGGCCCCGATAGGCTAGGAGAAGTTTGGTGTCACCGCAAGTAAGTTTTGAATTCTTGGTTGTGTGATATTCAAAATGATACGGATTTATACACCGTGTATTATTACATCTATTTTTAGCGTAGGACCGTTCTTTAGGTATGTCTAAATAACGCAAAATCACATCCTTTATATACAACCGACTTGAAAAAACATAAACACAAGGGCATTTGTTAGTGCGAGTTCCATCCCACTCAAAACACTCTGAATTGCAGAAATCATTAAAAGCCAACTTTTTAAACAAAATCGATAATCTAGTGCTTTTAGCTTTTTCATAAATAAGATTAAATTCGGTTGTATTTAGTGCTCTAAGTATGTCTTTTGCCTGCGCTTGCGCGTGGTTAGTATCAAAAGCTTTTAAAGGTATTAAAAGCTTACTATTGTTTTTTTGCAACAGTAGCGTATATTCGTTTGTCAAAGGTTGAATTACCGTCCGGCTTCCTGTTTCAACATGTCGTAGAGACCTCCTTTTCCTTTTACATTCTGCTCTCGAAGAAGATTTTGATTTCGATCAATGTAATCAAAAATTTCTTGTGCTGTATAACCTTGATTTTTTGCTGCTGTAATGTCTTCACCGCCGAAATAACCTGGATCGATACCGTATGCAGCAGAAATAGGACCTTTTGTTGTAGGCGCTGTGGAAGCAGACCTGAATTCTTGAGTCTGCAGGGGGTTCTCGAATTTAGGCGCCGCAGTCGGAGTTGGTGCAGGAGTAGGCGTAGGAGCTGGTGCTGGCTTAGGTGCAGACTGCTGCGAAGTTAATGCTGACTCAACGCGAACATTACCTCTCATAATTTGTTCGTATAAACCTTCTTGGTTACCTTTAACATTTTGTTCCCTAAATAATTGAGGGTTACTTTGAGCCCAGTCTTTAATTTCTTGCGGAGTAACACCACGTTCGATATTGCGCCAGTAGTCTTCTCCACCGAAATAAGTGGAACTTTGACCAAATTCAGTCGTAGGAATACGTTTTTCCCGCGTCGGCGTGGGAGCCGGAGTGGGTGCAGGTTGTTGCACACTTGTGCTGATAGGCGCAGCTGAACCGGCTGCTGCAGCTTCTCGCTGTCTTAATGATATTTCTGGTGTCACCGATACTGTTTGACGACCTAAACGACCTCCTCTCTGAGACTTACTACCAAACGTCAGTTTAAGTTCCGGAAAATAGTCACTTAATATCGACTGTGTTTCCGCAGAGTTATCTTCAGCTTCAAAACTCGGTAAATCTATGCCGAAAGCCCTACCAGCTAAATTTACGCTAACTCTGCGGGAAGCCACAAACTTAAAACACGTCTAACTCGATTATAAACGCGTTTATGCTCTGTCGTTCCTTTCAAAAAATCTTCTAAGTGAGTGCCCCCGTTTAACCACCATGTCCAAAGTTTTTAAATTTAAGATCGCTTCTTCGTATGTTCTATACGTCTTTGCTAAGTCTTTATCCTTTACATAAGTAACTACAGTCTGGTCTGAAAGCATAGTGCTTACAAACTCTCCTTTAGGACTTACAATAATCCAAACCTCTCTAAATTTTAAACCAGTCTGCGAGGCCATCTCGGCTTCGGTGTAGAGTCGAGAGTTCCTTAGCAGTTTAAACGTATTTGTAGTTACGAAAGTATTTTTTTCGTTTTTAATGAGCGTTTTGATTTTGTGTTGCCGTTTTAACGACCTGGCGTGGTTACTAGCACGTAATGGAGAATCGAATTCCTCTTTCAGCACATAGAGGGAACTTTCACCGGTAATGACACCAAAGTATTTATCTCCGTGCCTAACGGTAAAAATCTCTTTTTCGGGGGACTTAGGAAGTTCTAAAAGGAAATCGGACATTACTTTGCTGCCCATGAGTCGCCTACATTAGCATCTGCAACTGACGGAACAGTCTTCAAAACCTTCTGTGCTGCTTCAACCATAATTTTTTCTAAAAGATTTTTATATTCTTCTGCCTTGTGCTCTATTACTTCTAGAACTATTTCGTCGTGTACACACGCCACCATGTACGCTTCGTCATTTAGATACTGATTAAGTTCTGCAATAGCAATTTTTAAAATGTCCGCTCCCGATCCTTGTATGAGCGTGTTGGCGCTACACATCATTGTGGCATCGTCGTAGCTCAGCAGTCTTCTACGGCCACAGGCTGTTCGAGTAAAAGCCCAGCCGTCAGTGACCAGAGCAGCTCGCTCCTGGTGCCACTCCCGCAGCCGTGGGTATGCCGCATGGAACGCTGCGTGCGCCACCTTGGCTTCAGACAACGAGATTATCTTTCCGCTTTGAGCTGCATATGTCTTGTATTTTCTAAAACCCATACCGTACTGAAGCGCGAAGTTCAGAGTTTTACCGTCTTGTCGTTCCTCTTTCGTAACTTCTTTAATGTCTTTTTTGTAAATCAAACTAGCTGTCAAAATGTGCAAATCTATGTTCTCGTTAAACGCTTTTTTCATCTGAGGGATATTAATCAATTCGGCGCCAAGCCTCAGCTCGATCTGCGCCCAATCGCAAATAACGAGCTTGAATCCTTTTGTAGCTGTAAAAATTTCTCTGAAGTCTTTTGACCGAGGTATCTGTTGAATGTTTACACCAAAGACGGTTTTGGTTTTTGTTTTCGCGACTTTAGGGGATCCGCTACTCGTAAATCTTCCAGAGTTAGCTCCGAACTGATTGTATCCAGAATGAATCCTATGTGTAACAGGGTTAACGTTGTCTATTAATTTGTCTACGTGCTCTAAACGCGTTTCTATTTTTGCTCGTTCTCTATATAGATTCAAAGTTGGGTCCTGGCTGTCAAACTCGGATAACGCAATTTGATTTAAGGTAAATTTACCTGTGTCTGCGTTTACGGGAAGTTCGATTCCCGCTTCAGTAAACGCAGAAATTACTTGTGCAGTGGAGCCGGGGTTAAATTCTTTACCTGCTTTTTTACCGATAAGAACCGAACCATTCTCCCCACGTGGCAGCTTCTTTTCTACTGGTAAACGTCTATCTAAACTCTCTACGAACTCAGTATTAACTGCATTTAAGTCTTCTGTTATTTTACTTTTTAATGCCTTTAATTTTGTAACATCTACATTAAATCCTCTGTAGCACATTTTTGCTACTGGGCGAATACACTTTGATTCCAACGTGTAAATGTCTAAAAGGTTTTCTTCTTTCATTTCCTGCAACTGACCTGCAGCAATTGCGGGCAGAATATCAACGTCTTTGGAGGCGTATTCGATTTGCTCAAGAGTCAATTCAGGTTGACTCCAATCAGTAAGTCGCTGTTCTTTATCTATCTCAAGTTCTAATCGCCTTTCTGCTACAGCTTTTAGAGAACACGAGATGTCAGCAAAATAAGGTTTGTTCTTTTGCGGTGATACTTTTTTCTCTTTAAATCCTGCTCGTAACACACGTTCGGCAATGTATGTATCGAATACTTTGTTTCTATAATCAATACCTAATAAATACAAAAACTGTAAGTCAAAGTTGGCGTTGTGTAGAACCAGTAACTCTCTGGATTCAATTAGGCGTTTAAGTTCTTCGGATACATTTAATTTAAATAAATCAAAGACGTAAACTGTTCGATCTTCGACGGTAGGATCTGCTTCGCAAACTTGAAGTAAGCGTATTTTTGCAATTCCAGCTTGGAGCCCTGTGGTTTCAGTATCAAGGCAGAGCTTTAATTTCGGCTGGAGTTCACAAATAGCCTGCTGTGCTTCCTGATCGTTTGTCAGATAAACAGTTTTCATGGAGAAAAAAAGCTCCCCGACAGGCGAGGAGCTGATGAT